CTACTGGTATAAAAATATTATGTGATAGATACAAAATAAACGAGAAATTGGATGGTAGAAGAATCCCTTGGTTAGTTGAAAAGTTAAATGAGAATGGATTTAAGATAGAATATAAGGCATTGGTACAGCTTTTAAATAATCGTAGTGATTGGAAATTAATTTATGCTATAGGAATATGTAAAATATTTGAGGCAAAGATTGGAGATTTGTTCTATATAGATATTGATGGGAAACGAATAGATATAGATTTTGTATAATTAGATATTGACAATATCCATTTGATCCTCTATAATATTATTAAGAGGTTGATAACCAACGGCCTTGAAATATTAGAGTAGAGGAGATACATAAACATGATTAAAGCATATGTAATTAAGGATACTGATGGTAATTATGGTGGACATCTTAATATTTTTTCCAACGCAGAAACTGGCAGAGGTGATTACAAATGGAGTTATTACTCGACTTATAATCCTATGAGTTGGTTCGAGTGCGAATGTGATAATTGTGGTAAGATTAATTTAGAATTGCAGAATGTGATTAGTGAGTTAAGGGAAATTAATTTATTAGCAGGGTTTGATTTAGAGTGGATGGTTGAAGAGTTTGAGAGTCGTGAGGATATGATAGAATCGTTTGTGAGAGGTAGAGATTTAGGTTGTGGTGGGAATGATAGTTCTGTTGTTGTGAAGGACATAAAGAAGGGATGTATTGGTTTACATCGTAGGATGATTAGGGAGATTAGGAATAAGCATAAAGAGATGAGTAAGGATATAGGTGATGAATACATAGCAAAAAGTGAGTTGGTATAATTATGGGTAAGATTATTGAATTTCCTTGCAATGATTATTATGAGGAATGGAATTATGAAGATTATTATAGTGAAGAGTTTGAGAATAAGGAACAAGGTTATGGTGAGGAAGTTTTAGTTAAGGATGGTTTGTTTAAGGGATTTGTTAGGAAATGTTTGATGTTTGTTTTGGTTAGATTGTGATTATTTTGGTTAAGTTAGTTTGAATATTATGGGGATTTTACTATCCCCCTTCCTCTAATTATTGTTTTGAATTATTTTATTTATTGCTTGACACCATTGTTCTATCCATGTATAATAGAATAGAAAGGGTGGTGAGATATATGCCTAGAGATCCAACGGATATAGGTATGTAATTTAGTCAGGTTGTATAAATCAATAAATAAAATAATATTAAAATAGAAAGAGGAATGATTAAATAATATGAACGAATTAATGATTAAAGAAGTAGATTTTAATGGTGCAAGTTTGTTGGCGATTCAGAATAAAGATGGTAAAATTTATGTTTCTATAAATCATGTCTGTAATGGTTTGGGATTAAATTCTCGTAAACAAAGAGATAAAATTAAAGATCATTTAACATTGTCAAAGGGGTGTACCGAGTGGGGCATACCTTCAAATGGTGGAATACAAGACACTTTTGTAATTGAAATCGAATTTCTTCCTTTATGGTTAGCAGGTATTAATCCAAAATTAGTAAGTGAAAAGGTAGTTGATAAACTTGTTGATTATCAACTTAAAGCTAAAGATGTACTTGCAAAAGCATTCCTTCCAGACATAGAGACATTTATTCAAGATTATCTCGATATGGATGAAGATGAAAGAGGAATTGCATATTTTAAAGAAAAGAAACAAAGAAAAATGTTAGAACTTCAAAATAAAGAATTAATCCCTAAAGCAAATTCATTTGACAAACTTATTGGAGCTAATGGAAGTCAAAATATGAATTCAGTCGCGAAGTCGTTTAAGGTGGGACGTACAAGACTATTTGCATTCTTAAGATATAATGATATTTTAATGACCGGAAGTAAAAATGATAAAGAAAAGCATAATGTTCCTAGACAACAATATCTTGAACAAAAGTTATTTGTTGTTAGAGAATATACAATTCCTGACGATGATGGAGAAATTGTTAATAGAGTGCAAACTTTGGTGACTAGTAAAGGGATTGAGTTTATTGATAAATTGTTGAAGAAAGTTAATTATAATTTAGATAGTTTTGGTGATTTGGATGATTAAGTTAGTAATATAAATACATAAATAAATTGTTTTTGTTTCTGGTTTATTGTCTGTGTAAATGTGAATATTTTAAGAATCCACTGTTTTTAGTGGGTTCTTTTTGTGATTGGGAGTATGGATCAAAATGAACTATACTCAATTTAATTTAACTAGATATTTTTACTAGCAAGAGGTAGTGGAAGTAATTACCCACTATTAGATGTAACTCGCACATCGTTCTTGCTAGTTTTTATAATTATGGGCGGGTAGACAATAAAATAAAATAAGGAAGCGAGTTGTTGTAAAATGGAAAATGTTAATGTTGAGACTAAAGTATGTAAGGTTTGTGGTAAAGAAAAATCAGTTAGTGAGTTTAATTCAAAAGGAAAAGGCTATTACGATTCTAAATGTACGCTATGTGGATGGTTTGAAAGAAATAAGAATTATACGATTAAAGACGGATGGACGATAGACGAATATATTATAATAATAGACAATTTGATCAATAAGAAACCAATATTTTTGAATGATATAGCAACTTTACTTAATAAAGATTTAAGAGAATTGTGTGATGTTGTTAGTAATTATTTAAAAGTCAGTGGAAGAACACCATTACAAGTAAAATGTAATTGTGATAACTGTGAAAAAGATATGGTAACACCATCATCTGTATATTTAGCATCTAAAGTACATTTTTGTGATAAATCATGTAGTAATAAATATAAAAAAGGTAAAAATTTTCATAGGGTAATTGGAAAAGGGAAATGTATCTCCTGTGAAGGAGAATTTGATATTTATGACAATGTGCTAGATCAAAAATTTTGTTGTCAAGAATGTAAAAAAGGATATTACAGAGAGCATCCTAAATATGAAGATATAGTATGTACAAATTGTGGTAAAGATTATAATAGAAGATACCAAAGTAGAGATGGAAATAATTATTGTTCCTTAGATTGTGAGATAGAATATAAACATAATAGATCACATGAGATTAGAAGTTGTGAAATATGTGGAGGAGATTTTGAATGTTTTAAAACAAGTACTCAAAAAATGTGCTCAATTCAATGCCAAGGGAAATGGCAATCTATAAATTTATCAGGGGAAAATGCTAACGGGTACAACCATGAATGGTCTATTGAAGATAGAACTATTACATGTGAATGGTGTGGATTGGAACATCAGGCTAAACCACATCAAATAGAAAATGGAAGGAGATTTTGTTCTGATAAATGTAGACAAGATTGGTTTGCAAAAGAATTTTCGATTACAGAAGAAAATATAGAAAGGTCTAGGATACAAGCTGTTAAAAATTTATCTGATGGTGTAATGAATAAGACAGATACTAGCATTCAATTATTGACTAATAAAATTTTAGGTGATTTAAATATTGAATATGACAATGAATACAACTGTAAATATTATGCGATTGACAATTATCTAAATGAGCATAATTTGATGATTGAATGTCAAGGTCAATACTGGCACACAGATCCTAGATTCTATAAAGAAATAAATTATGAAATACAGGTTAATAGAATTAAGATTGATAAGGCAAAACATACATATATTAAGAACAATCATTTAATAGAGATTTTGTACTTATGGGAATTTGATATAAATAATAATACAGAATTGTGTAAACTATTGGTTCAAGAATATGTTAATAATAAAGGTATTTTGGACAATTATCAATCGTTTAATTATAATATTGTTGACTCAATACTTACTCTAAATAATGAATTAATTATTCCGTACATGGAATATGATTCAGAAGACATTAGAGAAATTACTGATACGACAGTTAAAGAAAAGATGAGTCACAAACAATTAGATAAATGGATTACGTTTAATTGTGAGAGTTGTGGGATTGAAACAGAACAATTAATTGGTAAATATAGCATTAATGAACATCACTATTGTAGTAATGAATGTCAAGGAAAAGCAAATCGTAAACGCTTTAAAGTGGAGTGCAATAATTGCAACAAAGAAATTGAAGTTATTCAAGATAAGTATATTACCAATAAAAGATTCTTTTGTGATCAAAATTGTCAACATAAATATCAAAAGAGAGTTGGATTTACAAAAGAAGAGGATAGGTTGTTGGATATTAAAAGAGAGATTAGAATAAAAGAATTAGCATTAACATAATAATTTCAATATTCTGTTGCATACTTCCTATGGTTTATCATATAATAGTCATAACTATAAAATACAAACCATAGGAGGATAATAATATGAAAAGATTACTAAATTATCTATTGGTTATCATATTGACACTCGGAATCACAGGTTGTTCCAACGGTGAACAAGTTTCTTTTTCTTCTATAAATTTAAAACAAGAACACATTAAAGAATTTACTTCATCCTTTACGGGTAAATCAAATGATATTGCAAAATTATCAGCAAGTTTATACAATCAAGCAATTGCTGACAAAATTCCAGAAAGAGAGACATTTGAATTAAAATATGATAACTTTTCCAAAATAGTTGCATCAAATGATAGAGAATCTGGTTTTAAACTTTATGTTTATAGTTTTGGAGAAAATTATAAGGTATTATCAGCAAATGAATATGTTTTGAAAAATGCTAAAACGCTATATGATGATGGAATTTTGAGTAAGGAAGATTATAATCAGAACATGGAAGAATCTAAAATTAATAAAGTTAAATATTTGCAAAAACTTAAGACGGATGTTGAGAACATAATTAAATATTACGAATAATAAAGAAGGAAGTGTATTTATGACGGAACAAATATCATTAACAATTGAAACCATTAGAGAACAAGGATATGAAATAAACTCTATTTTAGAGATTAAAGGTTATTTATCTCTATCTGCTAAGAAAATATTAATTAAAAAAATATTAGACTTATGTATAATTGAGGGAGATATTAAGAAGATTGATTTTGCATTAAAAGAATTTGCATACGAATACGTATTAGTAAACGAGTTCTCAAACATAAATTTTGAAATGGAGGATGTTTTAGCACTATATGATGAAATTAAAGAGAATGGGGTAATAGATAAAGTAATAAAGTTAATCCCTGAGTCTGAAAAAGAATTTATAATCAACGTGTTAGGAAAAGAAATTGAACAGATTCAATTAATTGATAATAGTTTAGCAAGTGTAGTTAGTAAGCAATTAAGTAAACTTGTCGAAAAACTTCCAGACAGCAAAGAAATTAATAAAATGATTCCAAAACTAAGTAAACAAATAAATAATATATCCCCATCAAGTTTTAAATTTTTAACTGATGCAATTGGTTGGAGTAAAGGGAATAAAGATGCCTGACTTTAAAGATTTAAATTCTTTGTTTTCCCACATTAAAAAAAATGTTGCAAGTGCTATGCAAGATGATATGGCTAGGCATGTAAGAGATACTGTTCAAAAGTATCTCTTATCTACTGTTTATGCGAATGAGCACACAATGTACATTAGATCATTTGAGGTTTTGCGAGCCTTGACCATAGGTAAGGTTTCTGTAATTGGTGATGAAATATCGGTTAAGATTTACATAGATGCTGATAAAATAATACCTAGAGATGGGCCAGAAGGCATGTGGGGTATTCATCAATCTTTTGATGGTAGTCCATATAATGAACAGTTACCATTTACATTAGAGTATGGAAACCAGAGATATAATCCTTATTATAATACTCCAGCTTTTGAATATATGAAATTAACGGTAGAAGAGATGAAACAAACAAAAGAACATATGAATAGATTAAAAGGATATTTAAGAACAAAAGGAATTAATGCACAATAAAATTTTTAACTCCCTACTCTTTGAAGGTAGGGTATTTTTCATGCCCTAAATTACAAAAGAGAGGTGGATTCATTTGGATGATTTAAATATATTAATTAAAGCAAAGATATCTTCAACAAAGGAAGAAATTGAAACACAAATAAGAGCCTTAAACAAACAAATAACACAAACAATTTCGGTTAAATTAAATATAGATTCAAAGGATATTCAACTAATAACTCAGAAAATAGAAGAAGTTCAAAAAAAGGCACAGTCACAAAGTAATAAATCTATTAAGGTTGGAAGTTTTGGAGAAGCCAATCATGAAATGGATAAGATACTATATGGGATTGAAAAAATAAGAGGACATTTTGCAACCCTCGGAGACAATGTTAAAGTTAAACAAGTTTTTAGCAATGCTGATGCGTCTTTAAAACAATTTGAAGTTAGTGTAGATAGACTTAATGGAAAAATAAAAGAAACAAGTAAATTTACAGTAAATGTTAACACAACAACAAATGGTTCAGAAGAGATGACATTTAAAAAGATAGAAATGGCATCTCAAGAATCTGCTAAAAAAGTTGTAAAAGATACACAGAGCAAAGCAGAAGCAGTTAAAAAAGAAATTAGTGCTGTACAAAAATTAATTGATCTATATAAAGCACAGCGTATTAGTGCAGAACGTTTTATAACTGCTTCTGCAAATTTATATAATCAAGGCAAGATGAATGGTACTACTACCGCAGAATTAAAAGAACAGGCAAAACTATTCAATACGTTAAAAACAGCACAAACAGAATATAATAAAGATACAGGACAGAGTAATGCAAAAGGGGTTGAAGTACAGAGATTAAAAGCAATTGCTGATTCATATAGACAGCAAGAACAATTATTAAAAAGTGTATATTCGCTAAAAGAAAAACTTGCTAAAGTTAACCCAACAGATAATACTAAAGAAATATCTCAATTAGAGAAAATGCTACAATTGCAAACAGCAAGACTTTCATCTTCTCAAAATAGAGCAGTAAATAACAATTTAGTAGACCAACAACGTTCTGTACAATATTTAGAATTAGAGACTGATTTAAAAAATAAATTAAAATTAGTTACAAATAGTTTATCAGACGCAGAAAATAAAAGGAATGCAAGTGCTAATCAATCTTCGTTAAATAGGTTGCAAACTTATGAGAATCAAATAAAAAGATTGCAAACTGGATTTACATCTCCTGCTACTGGTATTAGTGATGAAGGACACTTAAATAATTTAAATGTAAAATATGAACAGATTATAAATACAATAAATCAAGTAAGAACTGCGGGTACAGGACTTTCAAATGAACAACGTAGAGGAATAATTCAAAATATTTCTGATTTAAAATTAGAGATAAAGCAGTATCAAGATTTACAGAGAATTATGGCATCTACTAATCCTAGAAGTCTAAGTTCAAATGATATTTCATTATTCCAAGATACTATGAGTAATAAATTAGCAAGTTTACAGGTTGGAAGGACGGATACTGTTTTTGCTAGACCAGAGATTGTAGCTGAAACAAATCGTTTGACGGATAGTATAGCAAGGTTTGGTACAGTTGGTGGAAGGTCTGCTAGAGAAGTAAATTTACAATTTGCACAATTAACTACATCTGTAAGAAGTGCTACGAATGAAATTTCTAGGATTAATAGTGCAGCAGATAGCATTGTAACTACGTTCGGAAAGGACATTTTTAAATTAGGTCTTTGGAGTATTTGTCAATATTTGTCGATAAAGACAAACGTGAAGCTCCGCATATAGTGTGAACTGTATGTAGTGATAAGTGACGTATAACAACTTATTCAAAATCTCATCAACTGTCTGGCAATCGCTAAGAGCCTAATTAACCACAACGCAAGGATGAAATATACCTAAACGTGATGGTGACGAAAGTAGAAAAAATAATTAGGATGGCATATGGTTAAATCCTAAGTGCTATAAACAATGCGTCTTCAGCAGCTTATATCCGAATAGGATACAGTTCAACGACTATTCCCCTTGAGGGAAGTAGGGTCAAGTGACTCGAAACGAGAGACTCCTTAGAAATAAGGATGATGATATAGTCTGGGCATGCATGGAAAACATGCAGAAGTTCATATTAAACTATTAAGTTTTATTGAGAACTGGTAGAGATTAACGACCTCTATTGAACAAACCGCGCCGCAGCCACAGTTTTCTACGCTCCATTTCGGGCATTGCAGGAAGGAATTCAATATGTTTACCAGATGGATACAGCTCTCACAGATTTGTCGAAAGTTGTCGATTTTTCGTCTAATCAATTAAATGAAATGGCAGAATCAGCAATTGGTTTAGGTAAACAACTTGGTAAATCTAGTGTTGAAATTATGCAAGGTATGGCAGAATTTGGAAGAATTACCAAAGATCAGAATGAAATAATTGAATTGTCTCGTGTTGCAACAATGGCATCGAACGTCACTACAATGACATCAGCGGAGGCTGCCAAGGCAATTACAACAAGTATGATTACTTTTGGTATAGAAGCAAAAGATTCTATGAGGATATTGAATTCGCTAAATGAGGTTCAGAATAATTTTAAAGTATCAGCAGAGGACATGGTAGCATCAATTTCCAAGATCGGGGCAGCGAGCAGGTTAGCCAACACAGATATGGAAGATTTAGAGGGAATGACTGCGGCAATAGTACAATCTTTGGGAATTTCTGGTAATGAAGCTGGAACAGCCATAAAATCTTTTATGAGTCGTATTTATAGAACCGATGAATCTAACCCTGATGAATTAGGGAAAACAGCAAAAGCATTAAAAGAGATTATGGATATTGACACATCAGATGCAAATGGTAACTTGAAAAGCTTTAATGACCTTATTTCTGAGATAAAAAGTGGTTGGAGCGAAATGTCAAAACAAGAGCAGTTGGCAGTAGCGCAGAGTATGGGTTCGACTTATCATTATTCGAAATTCATCGCCTTATTAGAAAATTACCAGATAAAACTAGATGCCGCGGCAAAGGCGAGGAACAGTGAAAATAGTGCGTTGGACGAGAACGCTAAAAAATTAGACAGTTTAAGTGGTCGTCTAGGATTACTAAAAGTCGCAGGAGAGGAATTTTCTGCATCTATAATTAATTCAAACGCATTAAAAGAAATGGTTTCCTCTGCAACTAGTTTGGTGGGAATATTTACAAAAATCACAAGTACAATTGGCGGTATTCCTACTATACTAGCAACAGCAGTTATAGCTCTTTCTTTATTTAAAAAACAATGGACTGCACTTAGTTTTACAAATGTTGGTGTATCTGGAGCATCTATAGGTGTTGGGTCTGGTATTTTTAGTGAGTTAACTAAAAATTTAATGAATTTCAAAACAAGATACGCATCTGTAATGGCAGAAAATATAAGAATTAATAATTCTTTATCGGCTTCTTTAGCTGGAGTAAGGGCTTCTACTAATACTGTTCAAGTTGGTTATACTGCATTGACTGGAAGAACTATTGCTCAGACTATTGCAACAGTGGGGGCTACGGCTGCAACAGTAGCATTTAATGCAGCATTGACTGTTGGACTATCTCTTTTAATAATGGGAGCAGTTACAGCATTTTCAAATCTTACACAAAAAACAGAAAAAGCAAAAGAAGAATTTGAAAATCTTACAATGAGTATTTCACAACTCAAAAAAGAAACTACTGAACTACCATCTCTTATATCTTCATATGAAAAGTTGTATGATAAATTAGGCAAAACTACTGAGGAAAAAGAAGAATTAGCAAACGCCACAGCAAGACTATCATCTCTCTTTGGAGATTCTGTAATCCAATTAGATTCTGAAGGTAAAGTAATTCAAGTGGATATAGAATATGTTAAACAATTAACTCAAGCTAAAAAAGACTTGTTAATTACTCAACAACAAGAATTATCATCTAAATTTAATTCTATGGGTAAAGATCAATATGATGAGATATTAGAAAAACAAAATAGAATTAAAGAAATTAATGCTGAAATTTCTGAAAAGAATAGTAAAGTTACCAATTTACAAAATTATAATGACTCAAACCCTGATGACTTTATTAGTGCTAAAGTAAATAATAAATTCATTAAAGACTATCAAGAATCAATAGCGGAATTAGCTACAGAAAGAACTAAATTGTCAGGTGAAAGCAATGAAATACAGAAAACACTTTCTCAAGAAGCATACGCTTTTGATCAATCTACTGAGTCATCCAACAAATTAAGTCAAAGTTTAATTAATAATTTATCAAAAGCAACTTTCGATTCTGGTAAAGGATTTAATGACCTTTTATCTGTAATGGGAGTATTTAGTAAATTAGACGTGTCAGAAGTATTTAAAAGAATATCTGAAGATATGACCAAAGTAACTACTACTGAAAAAGCAACAGAAGATATCAAAGATATGGAATCTGCTTTAAAAAAACATGGTGTTGAAGCAGATATAGCAACTAAAATTATTAAATATTTTAATGATGCTATAAAATTAGATAATGCTCCAAAAGCAACTAATTCTATAAAAGGTATTGCTATATCATCAAAAGATTTAGCAGATAGTCTTAAAGATGTTACTTCTTTAGCAACAGATGTTTCAAAAGCTATGGAGGAATATAATGAGACAGGAAAGTTATCAGCATCAACCATTGTAGATTTAGTTACAAAATACCCCCAATTAATTGATCAATTAAAAGTTGAAAACGGACAGTTAACATTGAACAAGGAAGCAGTTCAAAGTTTACTCCAAGTTCGCATTGATGGAATGATAACATCTCTTCAAGAATCTATAAAATTTACTGAAGTAGAAGCAGAAAATACAAAGGTACGAATTAATAACCTGATACTTGAAGCGGAGGCGATAGAAAGAAGAAATTCCGCCTATAATTCTGGCTTACCATCATTTTTTAAACCTACTGTTGATTTAACGAATGTAGATGCCACAGGTGGAATTCCATATGCTAATAGAGAAGAACAATTAAAATCAGAAGCAGAAGCTAGATTAAAAGCAGAAGCAGATATTTTACAAAAACAAATTGATGCTGACAATGCTACAAAAGATAAAATTGCATCAATGAAAGCATTACTAGGGAATATCAAGTCTGCAGCATATTCTGGAAGTTATCCATCAGCCCAGAAAGACAAAAAAGAACCATCCTCTTCTTTAGCAGAACAAGTCGATATTGAAGAATCTCTAATTCGTTCATTCCAAACTCAAGCGAATATGACGGCAGAAGCAGGGAAACTTTTAGAAAAACAAATAGCAAATGCAAAATCTGCAAAGGATTTAAATAAAGAACTATCTCTTACTAATGATTTGATAAAGAATCAATCATTAGAAATATCACAACGCAATGAAGCGAAATCAAAAATAGAAGCAGAGTTTGCAAAAGTTTCAACCCAATCAGGATTTCAAAACACATCACAATTTATTGACCCACAAGGCGAAGCGACATTAGAATATCAAAATCTATGGAATGCTTCATCTGTTGAAACCCAAAAACAACTTTCAGCTACTTTTGATAAATTATCAAAACTTCAAAAAGCGTGGATGGATACAAAAAGTTCCATAAACTCTGTTACAGAATCCCAGAAACAACTCCAGCAATCTCTCCAATCTCTCCAATCATCTCAAGCAGATGAAGCAATTGCTCTTCTAAAACAATATTATGAAAATCAGAAAAAACTAGATGATGAAGCATATGAGAAAAAAATGAAAAAATTAGACTCTGCTCATCAAAAAGTTCTGGATAATCTAGATAAAGAAGAAAAAGCTTATGAAGATTCGATTAATGCTCAAATCGATGCCATAGATAAATTGAAATCTGCTGAAGACTATAATAAATCATTAAATTCTGCTCAATCTGAAGTTCAAACACTTCAAAGTGAAAAAGATTCTCTTTCTCTTGATACATCGACAGAGGGAAGAGCAAGAGTAGCAGAATTGCAAAAACAGATTGATGAGAAAAATTCTTCAATTAATGATATGCAAGCCGATCATACTATTGAACTTCGCAAACAAAATTTACAAGATCAATTAGATGAAATTAAAAAAGTATTAGAAGCAAAAAAGAATGCTGAAAACGAATCTTATAATGCTACAAAAACTAGATATGAGGCAGATAAAAAATCAGCAGATGAAACTTATAATACAATGATGGCTAATGATCAATATTTCGCCGATAAGAAAAAAGAAATTATTGACAAAAATATTACTGACATTCAAACTTCTTTAAAGAAATTTTCTGATGGATATACTGAAGATTTAACCACTAGTGCAAATAAAATTGATAAAGAGTTTAAGAAAATTATAAAAACTATTGCTCAAATTAAAAAAGCATCAGATAGTATTCCTGAGATTCCTGCCAATGCATCAGGTACAAAATCTCATCCTGGTGGATTAGCATCATTCGATGAAGAAGGAAGAGAGTTATTAATTCTTCCTTCTGGTAAACAAATTCTTGGCGATAATAGTGGGGCAAAAATAGCAAATCTTCCCATAGGAACAGAAATTCTCAACCACAATGAAACAGAATCTCTTCTTAGTAAAGCAAAACTGCTAAATATTCCATCTTATGCAAATGGAACTGGTAATACCCCATTAATGGATTTAATCAAAAATATCCAATTACCATCATTTAATATGCCATCATTTCAGATGCCTAAATTTATAAATAATAATTCATCAGGAACAAATGTAACAATTCCTAATATTAATTTCAATGTAACATCGGTTGATGGAAAAATATCCAATAAAGAATTGGAAAGAGCAGCAGATTTTACTATTAGGAAAATCGAGCGAGCACAGATTATTAGAGGAAGATAATTATTCTTCCTCTTTTCTATAATTTTCAAATAAGTAAATAAATATTTGTCATAATTAATCATAATTATTTATTTGAATTTTCCTTACTTTTCATATATACTTATACTAGTAAAAGTAATAAAAAGTAAAGTGAGGAAGATAATATGAAATTAATAAAACTAATAACCACAATTACATTGTCGATTGCCATATTGTTCACGCCAGTATTACCTGTATTTGCTTCGGAGGATAATTTAAATAAGATAGCACCAAATCAACAAATATCACTTCCAATATCGCAATCAAATCTAGCAATAAAAAAAGTAAAAGTAATAAAAGTATCAAAGATAACTTTGCCAAAAGAACCTGTAAATATAGTGTCTGGATACACTAAACAATTATTCCCTACAATTTATCCAGCTAATGCTGATAATCAAAATATCACTTGGAAATCCAGTAAACCATCTATAGCAACGGTTGATTCAAATGGAATTGCTTCAGGTTGGTCAACAGGAAAAGCAACTATCACTGTAACTACAGTGGATGGCAAAAAGACAGCTAAATGTACTATTAATGTTAATATGATTCCTGCTGTTAAAGTTACAGGAATTAGTTTAAACAAAAGTTCTCTTACTATGGATATGGGAGCTTCCGAACAGTTAGTTGCCACAATTTCACCATCTAATGCCACTATTAAAGATGTAATTTGGACTAGTAGTAATCCTTCTATAGTATCAGCATATGAAAATGGTAATATCATGAGTTTTAGTTCGAGGTCTGGAACATCAGATATTACAGCGACAACAATGGATGGTAGTAAAATAGCAGTATGTAAGGTTACTGTAGTAAATCAAAATGTAGTTAAGTTTAAAGATCCAAATTTTGAAAAAGCGATAAGAAACAATTTAAATAAACCGTATGGAGATATAGACACAAAAGACTTACAAAAAATCAATACTTTATCTATATCTAATGAATCAATATATGACATAAGCGAAATAGAATATATGACTTATTTAGCTAATTTTAGTTTATTTAATAGTTCTGTAAGTGATATTAGTAAATTATCTGGATTGTATAGATTAAGAAACATTTCTTTGGGAAATAATCAAATCGCAGATATTACTCCATTGAAAAATCTGTATAATTTACAATCTATTGATTTAGGTAATTTGGTTCCTTCCTCAATCCAACCACATCAGAATAATATTAGTGATGTTAGTGCATTGTCAGGGCTAACGAAATTATGGTATCTTGGTTTATTATCTAATAATATTAGCAATATAGAACCATTAAAGAGCATGGATGACTTATTAATTATGTCTTTAGGTGGTAATCCTATAAGCAGTGCTGATAAGCAGAGTTTAAAGACTGCTTTGCCAAAATGTAGTATCACTTTTTGATTTGGACATCAGCAGAAAAAAGACCTGATCAAAAGGGTCTTTTTCTTTTGTGAAAAGGAGTTTTTAAATCAATAAATAATTATTTGACTTAGTTTATTATCTATGATATTATGCAAATATGAAGATAAAGACTATACTATTATTTATTTTCACTCCAATACATATGTTTTGATTTTGATAGACATATGGACATTATGGTATAATAGATAGAGGAATAAGGAGTGATATAGAATATGACAGTCAAAAACAGATTAGAAAATATACTCGCAGAAAGAGGAATTAAACAAACTTGGTTAGCAAATCAAGTTGGGGTTACTAGACAAACTATGTCTAATTTAGTTAAGAATAGATATACAACAAGTACAGAAATAGGATTGAAGATTGCATATGTACTTAATATGGACTTCAATGATATATTCTATTTGGAAAATTTAGAAGAATTATAATGTAAAATGTTTTTCCTTAATGTATTGACATAACTGACATTATCCTCTATAATAATATTATGGGTTGATAAACAATCCTAAATATGAATATAGAGGAGTTTTTGTAATGAGTATGAGAGAAGTCAATGTTCAAGAGATGGTTAGTTTACTTGGATCTTTTAAAGGTAGACAAATAGAGGTTGATTTACATCCAATTAAGGCGAGTAATACATATCACTGGTTTAATGTAGAATTATTAAGAGATACTGTAATATTTTCTGATATGGACAATGATCATCCTCAAGAGTTGAGATTCTTCAAAGACGATATACTTGATATTGATTATGTAGATGGAGAGAATATATTTAAAAGTGTTTTTACTATCAATATGAGGGATAATACTCAAATTCAATTATGCGTTTATGAATTGCCTGTAAGATGCTTTAAATGTCAAAAGATATTAAACCTAAATCCTATGGAAAACGTGTGGGAGATTAATGGGACTGGTGGATATGGTAGTCATTTTGATAGTGAAAAGTTGAATATTAAAATTTGCGATGATTGTCTTTATGAAATGATCGGCTACGAAGTTGGTGAACTTTGTGAATGATTTAGTATTGTTTAACCATGAAAGATTTGGAAATATTAGAGTTTCTATTAAAAATGAAGAATTGTGGTTTGTTGCTAAAGATATAGCTGACATACTTAGATATTCTGAAACAAACTCCATGACTAAACGATTAGATAGTGATGAAGTCATATCCGACAAATTGGAGGGTATGAATATGAAATCAACATTAATTAATGAAAGTGGATTTTACAATGCTATAATTGGCTCAAAGTTACCAGAAGCAAAACAATTTAAGAAATGGGTTACTTCAGAAGTCCTTCCCTCTATTCGTAAACATGGTGTTTATATGACTGAGGATACGATTGAAAAAACCTTAAATGATCCTGATTTTATTATTAAATTAGCAACTCAATTAAAAGAAGAGCAACAAAAGCGACTGTTAATTGAACAGCAATTAGAAGATCAGAAACCAAAAGTACAAATGTATGACGATTTTATGAACTCAGATTCATTAATGAATTTTAAACAAGTTGCTGATACATTAGGGTGTGGCAGAAATTCCTTAATGAAAATATTGAGGGAGGAAAAAATTTTATCCGACGGAAGCTTCATTAAGAATCATCCTTATTCTCAATATATCAAAGCAGATTTATTTAAAGTTAAGATTACTCCCATGAGGACTAGTAATGGTTTAGAGAGTATTTGTACAACACTTTGTACTGTGAAAGCATTAAAATTTATCAGGAAGATTTTAAACAAAAAGAAAGACCAATGGTTACAGTCATTGGTCGGATAGAGATTTATTCAAATCATGCAATTAGATTATAACACTTTTATAGAAAAGAATCCACAGATTTTAGTGGATTCTTTTTTGTATGTAAAAATTTAATAAAAATTTTTAGAGCAGATATATTGGAAGTCATGAGCCAATGAAAAGTGTTCCTCAAGCACTCTGCTCTTTTTGCTATGCAATTTTTGAGGTTAATGGTCAATAATTTGAGGAGGTTGAAATAAAAATATGGGTAATAATAAATATAACGTTCAAAATATTCAAAGATTAATAGACAATTTAGAAATGGGATTAAAATTCGTTGATTTATATTATGTTAATAAAAAACATGTTACTTTAATTGATAAAATGGGTTATTTATTTTATGTTAATCTTCATTCATTATTAAAAGGTCATCATCCTCCACGAAAATTTGATACAAGTAACATCTATACTATTCAAAATATTATATTATGGTGTAAATTGGAGAAAAAACTATTTGAATTAATAAGTAATAAATATGAAGGCAACAAAATAAAATTGAAATGGCAATGTCTTAAAGATGGTTGTAAAGAAGTATTTGAAGCAAATTGGTCCGATATATCACAAGAAAAAGGGTGTGGATATTGTTGTGTCGCACCTAAACAAGTGGGTATATCTAATTGTCTAGCAACTAAAAATCCAATACTAGCATCCGAATGGCATCCAACTGAAAACGGAGATTTAACTCCTTATGACGTAACGGAAAATAGCAACAAAAAAGTTTGGTGGAAATGCAAAGAATGTGGACGTGAATGGCCTTCAACAATTGGAGGAAGAAGTTTTGGTAATGGTTGCCCAGAATGTTCAGAATCTAAAGGAGAAAAGGAATGTAAAAGAGTTTATAAAATTAACAAGTTTGTCGAAATAACTCAAGATAATTATAACAAATTATTAAAAGTTGATAAAATCAACAATATATATTTTATATCTCAAAAAACATTTAAAGGATTATTGGGAAAAGGAGGAAAATTACTATCATACGATTTCTATGTGCCAAAATATAATCTTATAGAGTATCAAGGACAATACCATGATGGAACTGCAGGTAATCAAACAAAGAAAGATTTTGAAACACAAAAAGAACATGATAGACGAAAGAAAGAATATGCTTTAGAGAAAGAATATAATTTTCTTGAAATTTGGTATTATGATTTTGATAACATAGAAGATATATTGGTTAAATATTTCAAACAAATGGAGGTGAAAAGTAACAATGCCCATCTCAGAATCCCTCTCATTTACGTTTAATAATCAATCTTCAGTAGATTATAATATAATTAATTGCAAAATTGATTCAGGATTATTTGAAGAATCATTCATTACAGATAGAGAAATTAAAGAAATTACCACTCGTAAATCATCTCCATATTTTGTAGAAGTGAAATCATCTCCAAGAATATTGAATTTAACAATTGCATTTACAGAAGAATTTGATCAAGATAACCTTCGTTCGGTAAAAAGATGGTTGTCCCAAGAAAAATACTGTCCATTAGTTTTTGAATCTCTTCCCGATTTGATCTTTTATTGCATATTAGATAGTAGTTCTACATTATCCCATACGGGAGATAGTGGTTACATAACTCTTCAAATGCGTTGCAAAGATCAATTTATTTACTCATCACAATTTTTATCTCCACTTTACGATTTATCTACAAACCCCACCTTCACACAAATGCAATTCATCAATAATGGAGATGTAAATTGTCAACCAATTCTCTCACTTCAAAAAATTGGAGACGGAGATGTTTCTATAACTAATTTATCAAATGGAGGATCAGAATTCAAACTAACTTCCCTTATTGCAAATGAAGATTTATACATAGATAATGAAAACGAAGAAATAATAACATCTATCCCATTAACTTATAGATATGATAATCATAATGGGGTATTCATAAATATGATCCGTGGAGTAAATAACATAAAAATAATTGGAACTTGTAAACTTCAGTTTAGATACCAGTTTAAAACTCTATAATTATAATTAAATATAATAGGAAGGTGATTCTATTTTGTTCATAGATATTGATTTAACAAAAACACCGCAACGTCCAAAATTATATCTCTGTAAACCAAACAAAACAATTATTGCATCTTTAAAAGAACATTATGGTGCAAGTTTGAAACTTAATCTCACAACTCTTAATGAACTAACGTTTGAATTGCCTTATCAACTCGACATAAATCATGAATTACAACATAATAATCATTGTGATAAAATTAAAAACAGATATTTAATAAAATTAATTTTAGGTGATTATACTGAATTTTTCATCATTAGTGATCCATCGCCAAACGCTGATGATAATTCTGATTTTCTTCAAGTAAATTGCTATTCTCTTGAATATGAACTCAAAGACAAGAATATTAGATCCTATAAAGTGGATGCTGTAAAATTATCTGAAGTTATGAATGGATTTTCAAGAGATGTAACTACTGTAACTAATGGAATTTCCACTACAGTCACAACTAATACAGATGGAATTCTCAAAGAAACTGCATGGACACTTGGGGAATTCCCTATAGAATTAGATTTAGTATATAGATCATTTGAGGTTTCTGTAAAAACTAAACTTGATTTCATTTTAGAAGTTGCAGAAAAATTTAATCTTGTGGCTAAATTTGATTCTAATTTACGCAAAGTTAATTTCTATACTTTAGATACTTCAGGCACAAATAAAGGACTCCGTATATCTGATACAAGATATTTGCGTACAATTGTTCAAAATATTGATAGTGAAACATTTTGTACTAGATTAAAACTCTATGGCAAAGATGGAATGACAATTAATGAGATAAATCCAACAGGACAGTCATATATCGAAAATTATAGTGCCTTTCTTTTCCCTTTTCAAAGAAATGAAGACACAAAAGAAGTAATTGCTCATTCAGACTATATGTCAGATTCTTTATGCAATGCTATTTTAGATTATCAAATATTATTAACTCAACATAAAGCTGATTTCCCTACCCTATTGGCAACTTTAACAACAAAGCAAACGGAAATGACAGCATTGACAAATGCAATGACAATATTAATCGATGAAATGAAAGTTATTGATGATAATCTTGTAACTGCTAGTGGGTCAAAGAAAACAACTTATACTGATCAAAAAATAGCAAAACAAGTAGAAATTGATGCTTTACAATTATTAATCAATGCAAAACAGGCAGAAATTGATGTTATAAATGCTAGTATCAAACAAATTGCAACCGATATGTCTTATGAAACATATTTTACTCCTGAATTATTATCAGAATTAATTCCTTATATAATTGAAAAAGACTGGACTAATGAAAGTCTTATATCTGCAGAAGATTTATACATTTATGGACTCGATGAAATGGAGTCTAGAAAAAATATTGTCACAATTATTCAAATTAGCATTGTTAATTTTCTTGAAATAATAAGCGAGCAATCCAATTGGGATAAAATTAATTTAGGCGATTCTATCTCTATTGTACACAAACAATTAGGAATTGATTTGACTGCTAGAATAATAGAAGGAACCTATGATTTCGAGAATTATGAAATACAACTTACAATTTCTAATGTGAAAAGTAAAAACTCTAAATTATCAGATTTAATATATACTACTACTAGTGTTGTAGATGTAATAAATGTCAATAAACTAAAATGGGATAAATCTCAAGATGACGCAAAAGAATATGTTGATTTACAAATACAAGAAATGACTGGTAGTTTATTGAATTTAAGTATTGATATTGAAAGATTTGGTGCTGATGGATTTATCACAAAAGATGAAGCCAATACACTAAAATTAACATTAGAACAAGCAATAGCAGAATCAGAAGATATTTTAAATATCGCAGAAGAATTAGAAATTATAACCGAGGCAAATAATTATAATAATGCTTTAGATGCTTTAGAAACTGAATTGAGAAATGATTGGATTGATCAACCAAATTATCCTATTCAAATCATTAGCGATAGTAGTCCTGAAGATGAAAGAATTATTATTAGTAATTTATTTAAAACAGTAGAAGATACAAAATCAATTTTGATTAATACAATTGGTAAGGTTCGTCAAGATGATGGTAAAAGATATGTTGAAACACAAATAACCGAACTAAATACAGTATTAAGTGCATTTCAAACACAAGTCAACGAATACATAGAATCAAAAGAAATTACTCAAACCGAATCAGTAACATTAAGTGGATTATTTGTTGATGTTCAAACAGAATCAGATGATATTACAGCCATCGCAGATGAATTGATGGAAATAATAGGCGAAGATAATGTTTTATATGATAGTTTACATGATGCAAGAAATTCCTATTATAATGTTGATAGAAATTCAGGTGCTATTCACGATGTTTTTAATGAAATAGATGATTGGTTTAATAAGTCTAGTTATCCAATTACCATATCTCGTACAAAAGGGATAAATGTGAATAAGAAAATTAGTAAAGTAGAAACAACTAAAGAAACGTTAACCGCTTTAATTGCTCAAGTACAAATAGATAATGAATTAACTCTCGTAGATCAACAATTATTTGAAGTAAGTGTTGCGATCACTTCAATGCAAATGGATATCAAAGCATTTGCAAATGGGAATTATATTACTTATGACGAATCTGTTTCTTTAAAGGCATCTTTTGATACAATTCTTGCAGAAAGTACAGATATAATTAATATTGCAGAAAGTATGTCTGTTTCTACTACATTAATAAATAATTATCAAAATTCTTTAACTGGCACAGTGGTATCATGTGGTGTGGATGGATTGCAAGTAGAATTAAATAAATGGGTAGATTTACCAATAGAAAGCTATGCTGGTAAAGGGTTAAAAATAACATCAAAGCAAAAAACAGCATTATTAAATAAATTCAACTTAGTTATGAGTACAAAATTATCATTGAATAATGCAATTACTTTGGCAACACCTGAATATTCTATTGATGGTGAAATATCAATTAGAGGTGTGGGAGCAAATCAGAGTGGCAATCGTTTTTTAAAGATTAACGGAAAAAGCATTGCAGACAGTAGTTTAAGTAATTCAGAAAACAAAGGATTAATGTTAACTGTAATTAATAGAGAAGATTTAGCTGTAATCCCCGAACACACTCAATGCTATCATACTTTTGATGTTGATGCTGATAGAACTGCTTTGGCAACAAAATTAAATTCATTGTATGATACATTATTTGACACAGTAATTATTGTATTAACATCTTATGATTCAATTGGTTGGAATCAAACATTGTTGGACGCAATGATTAAAATTGGTGGCACTGGAACAGATACAGGAGTAGGTAAATTCCCATTTGCATTAATTGGAATACCAGGATTATTTAAAGGTTCTGCATTAGAGGTATTTAGTGATTCAGGAACAAAAGCTCCATATGCAGATATATCAACTATAATTACGGATGGTACACCTCAAGGAATTGCAATTGGAACTTCTGTAATTTCAGCACAGGCAATATTAGCAGTTCAAAAAGCTGAATCTGGGAAAATTGTAGCAATGGTTGACATCAATAAAGTTGCTACAACAACTCCTACATCGATAACATCAACAGAAAAAAAACTAGTTAAAAAATATTGGGATGCTATAGTAAATGAAAAATCAACTGTAGAAAGTCAAGCAAGTTATTATAATTCAGTTAATTATCCTGATGTCGTTTCTACATTGGCAAGTTATGAAATTGCTTATTATAATTTAAGTAGTTATATTTCTACTATATTATCAAGCATGACTACTCCTTCTACTATTGTTAGTGCTACATTTATTAGTACCTTTGAATCATATTATAACGCTAAAATTACACTCCTTAAAGCAATTATGGGAGTAGCTAGGAATTATATTGGTGATGCAATTGAAGGATTAGCTGGTTCTATGATTGGGTTGGCGTTAGAAATTAATGATGCATTTAATGATAGCAAAATATTTGAACCAGAAGCAACAAGACTTGCATCCGATTTGGCATCTGTTGTAGCAGAATCAACTCCTTTAATAGAATTAGCTACAAGTTTAGGATTAGATAGAACTGGTGAGTTTGAAAAGACAAATTATGAAACTGCTCTAAATGATTTATCTACTACGCTTAGTGAATGGATTGGCAAAGATAGTAGTTTATATCCATTTACTGTAACAGCAGATGATAAGAATTTAGTAAAGAAAAATTTTGAAGATGTTAATAGTACAAAATCACTTCTTCAAAATAAATTAGCTACAGTTCAAATTAATAATGCCAAAATGTCTACATCTGCTTCTTTGAAAACATTTGTAAATACACTTTATTCAGCAGATATTACTAATTTTCAATCCCAAAGTGATTATAAAATTGAATGTTGGTTTTATGGTTATTCACCATCATTAAATAATCTTCCAAGTATTGAATGGGAGACAAATACAATTAAAGATGAACATGTGGGTGATTTATTTTACGATGTAGCTACGGGAAATTCATATAGATTTTCTTCGGCTTATCAGTGGGTTTCAATTGCAGATACAAGTGTACTACAAGTATTATCAGATGCTTCAAAATCACTAGGGTCAATAGATTCAAAGCGAACAATATTTGTTGCTACTCCTCCACCTCCTTATAATATGGAAGACTTATGGAGAGAAGGAATTACAGGAAATTTAAAAATTTGTATAATTGAAAGATTAACTGGAAACTATGTTTCTTCTGATTGGATTGATTCTACAGAATATACTGATGATATTGCAATAAGTATAGCAAAGTCATTGGCAAATCAAGCAAAAACTAATGCTGACAATGCAATGGAAGATTTAGATGAAATAGCAGATGGAGGTAAAATAACAAAAACTGAGAAAGTTAAAATATTGAAACCAATATGGGATGCTATTGTGACAGAAGAACCAAACTACCACAATCAATCTTTATTATATTCGTCTGTAGAAATGACTGCATTAGACTTAGCATATACTACAGCTTTTGATGCTTTGGACACTTATCTTAATGTCACTATTCTTCCTAATAATGTTAGGAATCCTACTCCAATTTTAGGAGATTTGACGAAAACTACAAATGTTATTAGAGAGGAATTTGATTCTAAATTTAATGATTATTATAATGCAAGAAGTGATTTGTATTTATTTATTACATCGTCTGCAAAAAATTATGTTAGTGCTAATTTAGAAGATTTTAAGACAGAAGTTTATGAAATTGATAAAGAAATTTTTCAGAATCAAATTGATGGAAAAATTGAAACTTGGTTTTCTGGATATTTACCGACATTGAATAATTCCCCTGCAAATAAATGGACAAAAAATAGTCTTAAAGACGGACATGTAGGTGATTTATTTTACAACACTACTTCCGGATTAGCTTATAAATTTACATTGTCAGGATCAACATATTCTTGGATACAAGAAACTGATCCTAGTTTAGTATCTGCTTTACATGATGCGTCTATAGCAATGGATACCGCAGATGGTACTAGAAGAGTATTTACGCAAGTTCCTCCATTATATCCAATTCCACCTTATGATATATCAGATTTGTGGAGTCAAGGATATGCAGGGGATATGATGATTTGTATTACAAAAAAATCATTAGGAGGAAGTTATTCTTCTGCGGATTGGATTAAATCTTCTAAATATACAGATGATACTATTGCTAGTGCCGCTTATTCATTAGCTTCGCAAGCACAATCTACAGCATTAGTAGCAGAAGCAGAAATTGTAGATGTGGCTGATGATTCTATGCTTACAGTAAAAGAAAAGACAAGAACAGTAAAACCTCAGTGGGATCTTATAGTGGGAGAACGGTTCAATTACGATGCACAAGCAGCATCTTATTCAATAGGGTTTGAAAGGGACAATTATAATGCTGCTTATTATGCGTTAAGTGATTATATAACTCCTTTAGTAACAACATATTTGAATGTAAAATCGCCTATTGTAAAAGATACTTTTGTGTTAAAATTTCATAATTATTATACTTATAGAACAGCATTATTATATAAAATTTCTACTATCATAAAAGACACTACTGTTAATACAACGGATTATGTTCGTACAGCAGGATATGCAGTTTCGACAGGGACAGCAAATGCATATGTAGCAACCCTTACACCTGCTCCAACTAGTTTAGTGGATGGTTTGGGAATTAATCTTAAAATTCATGTATCAAATACTGGAACTTCTACTTTAAACGTTAATAATCTTGGTGTAAAGCAGATTAAAAGTTTATCTGGAGCAAATTTAACTTCTGGTATGTTAACAGCAAATACAATTTATCCTTTAAGATATGAATCTTCATCTGGGACGTTTGTTGCACTAACGATAAGTAATTCATTTGCAAGATTTTCTTAAATTATTAAATGAAAGGAAATAAATAATATGGAAGTGATTCGTAAGGCAAGTATGTGTTCTGAAACACAACTTGCCTTTTCCATTAGAGAGTTAAAATTAGAGGAAAAAGAATATGAAGGGTTTCAAATTGGATTAAGAGGAGAAGAAGATGATTTTACATTTATAGATATTCAAGTTGCAGATAGTCAACTTCATGATACTAGAATAGTAGTTTTTAATAATTTAAAACCATTTACTGTATATGAGGTAATTGGTCAAGTATTATATAACGATGAATGGTTTGATACACTTGGAACGTGTAAATATTTAACATATCCAAATAATAATGATCTTCCATTTCCGATTAATGGTAAACACTCCACTGGAGTTTCGGTTAACGGAGGTGATTTATTAAATGCCAGCCCCAACAGTAATTAGTTGTGTATACGAATTTGATAACAATGTTTATAAATCTATAATTAGTTTTTATCAGGTTTCCGGCGCAAGTTCTATTGAGATCGAAACAAGTAGAATTGGTGGATTTGTAAAAATATATTCATTTACAGGTTTTGCCACAACTGTTAATTTTAGCAATGTAAAATCTGAAACAACACATTCATATCGCGTTCGATCTATAGTGAGTGGAGTAACCTCTGATTGGACTAGTTATTATAGCGTAAATATTCCTGCATACCCTACAAGTTTACCAACTGATTATTTGCCAGTATATAAACCGCAAGTTTTACACCAGTGGGTCTGGAATACTGCGAATGGAACATGGTCTGGTCAAGCAGGGAATTGTTTTGCCACCAGTGTCGCGTCGATGAAGGAAATCCACGAAAAAAGGGAAAGAGGACAATCATATTTATCCTATTCAACAGGATGGGTATTCGGAAATAGACTTCCCACCGACAATCAAGGTGAGGATATGTATGTGCCCGAGGGGTTAGATAGACTGAAGGCCGAAGGAGTTCCTAAATGGGAATTGTTACCTGAAAATAGTCTGAGGTATTATCCGGATAATTATTATTACAACGATAATGTTAACGGAGTAGCAATTGGTGCCAAAACATTAGTTAATAATAATAAAGCTACACCAACAATTTCTGCAGATGCTCTTTTACAAAGAATATTGTCGTGGGAACAATATACAACCAATGATTGGTTGGGGGAGTTAAATGGTTGGGGGAAAAATATAATTGAAGTCATAAAGCAAAGGATCATTGATGACGGTTGCGTTTTATTGAATATCGCCATACCTCCTTCGTTTGACCAATTAACACAAGGTTATCAACCATATATTTCCGATGGATACATTCCTGATACAGTTGGAAATATAAGAGGATTCCATGTAGTTAATCTAATCGGGTGGAAAGTCGTAAACGGAAGAACATGGTGGATTGTTCATAACAATTGGGGCAATTGGGGTGATGCTTCGGATTTTGGAAGAGCTTACATGCCTCTAGAGTGGGACTATATTGCTTACTTTTTCACTGTCGAAGATTTCAATAACTTTAGTTGGAGTGTAAACCCAAATTCTTCTGGAGGACTTGTTAATATTAGTGCTTATGATTGGAATAGATTGACTACGCTTATAAGTGCCATAAGAAGCTCTAACGGATATCCAATAGTAAATTTTACTCAAGCGATTGCTGGCGAAACAGAGATTTCTGCTTTAATTTTTAATGAGGTTAGAGGTGCTATAAATGAAATGGGAATCAGTAATCCTTTAGCAACTACTGGGCAACTTATATATACTGCTGATTTTACAAATTTAGCTGATAATATTAACACTATTAAAGAATTTATGTGATAGAAATATTATATTCCATAAAAATGATTATATATAAGAGAACAAGAACAAGGAAGACGATAAATCTTCTTTGTTAATTAACAATAAGGAGGAGTTTACCATCGAAAATCGCCACAGTCTGATATTAGATTTCAAACAAAGTTCATTTACAAATATAAAATTTGTACAAAATGATATAGATACATCGGTATTAGAATTTATGATTTGTAATCAAGGAATACCAGTAAACCTAACAGGTCAAGTTGTTACATTTGCATTTCTTAAATCAGACAATACACTCGTAATTCAAAATTCTTCAAGTGGTGTTTCCATACTTGATGCCGTAAATGGTAAAATACAATGTATATTACGCTCACAAACTCTAGCATCAGTTGGTGTAGTAAAAGCGGAAATTAGTTTTACAGATGTTTCTGGTAAAAAATTAAGTACAGCAACCTTTAATTTTACTGTTACAGCTTCAATTGACAATGGTGAAGGATTTATTTCTAGTAATGAAGTAGCTTTATTAGATCAAGCAATTATTAATGCAAATGAAGCAACTGCTGACGCAATTTTAGCAACGGGAAATGCTAATAATGCAGAAGCAATTAGGGTAATAAGTGAGGATATTCGATTAGCATCAGAAATTGGAAGAGTTAATACTGAATCTATTAGAGTTGTAGCAGAAAATGGTAGGGTTTCAGCAGAAAATATTCGTGTAGGATCAGAAAATGTTAGAATTTCTGCTGAACAAAGTAGAAATACGGCAGAATCAGCTAGAAGTAGTGCAGAGAGTTTGAGGATTAGTGGTGAAACTTCAAGGTTAAATGCTGAAAACAGTCGCCAAATAAATGAGACTACTCGCCAGAGTCAAGAAGCAACAAGAGTTTCACAAGAGTCAGGAAGGGTTGTGGCAGAATCCAATCGTTCAACTGCATATAATTCTTCTGTAATGATTTATAAAGATCCGGTAGCAAATTATGCAACTATTTTAACTACATATTCTTCTCCAACTATTGGGTGGGTTGTTGTCGCTTTAGATACTGGTAATTCTTGGAGATATGGGGGGACTTCTTGGGTTAATATTGGAAATACAAATAAAGGTGGAATATTAGTAGGAGCTAGTCAACCAAGTGACGTGTCAATTTTGTGGGTTGATATTAATAGTTAAATAATAAATTAATTTTTTAAAGACAGATAATTTCTGTCTTTTTATTTTGTCTAAAAAGGAGTTTTAAAAATGAACATATATAATTGTTTTTCTCAAAAGTTAGCAGGATTCCTTCTTACTAATGGATTTTCTATTATTGGAGTTAAATCTGATTTAAAGAAAACTGGTAGAAATATTTATTTGTTTCAAGATAGTGAGTTACTTAGAAAAGTGATTGATAAATATAAAACAGACAAAGCAGTTTAAAGAAAGAAGAGGTGATATGTTAATTAATGTCGGTTCAATTATGGAATTTTGATTCAATACAAGAATGGTGCATTAATAATATGCAAGGGTATAAAGTATTAGATATTAAATGGGTAGAGAAACCATATCAGAAACAACTGTGGGCATTGGTTAAATGTCCAAATAAAAATCATGAAGAATATTGGGTTTGGTGGAATCATTTTAAAAATAAACAATTCTGTAAGAAATGTAATAAAGAAAATAAACCTAAACACTTAATATGGAACGATGAAAAAGTATATAATTTTTATAAAAAGTATGAATTGCAAATTGTTAGCATTGGGGATTTTGAATCAGTAGATAAAAGTATATTATGTATAAATAAAGAAGGATTTAAAGTATTTGCCTCTATAACTAACTTAAAAGCAAACAGAAATCCATCACCTTTTCAGTACAATAAATATGCTTTGGAGAACATAAATCTTTATTGTGCATTGTATAGACCAGATTACAGATTATTAAGTATAGAATACAAAGGGGTTAAAGAAATTCATGAATGGAAATATTTAGGAAAATATTTATCAAAAGAAACAAATAGGGTATTTTTGCTGTCTATAGATAGTTTTATAAATGGAGGAAGTGGACATCCAAATCTTTCTAAATCAAAAAATGAAATAATTATTGAAAATTTATTAAAGAAGTTTCAAATTAAATATGTCTCACAATATACTTTTAAAGATTGTAAAAATAAAAATAAATTACGGTTTGATTTTGCAATATTTGATTCAGAAAACAATCTATTATTTTTAATTGAATACCAAGGGGAACAGCATTATAAACCAATTAAATTTGGTGGAATATCTTACAATAGGGCTTTAAATACTTTTAATAAACAACAAATAAACGACAATATAAAGAAGACTTATTGTACTGATAAAGATATTGAATTACTTATTATACCATATTGGAAACACAACAATATAGAAAATATTTTAATAGAAAAATTAAAAGACTTTGGATTTATCCTAAGTCTTTTAATTTTGATCAAAGACAGGGGGAAGTAATATTATGGCAGTAATGAAATATTTTGACACAGGTAGTCAAACTTGGCAACGGGCTGATTCAGGAGGAATTTCGGACGGAAACGACCGTGTAACCCCTAGTGAAATTAAATCATTTAATAGAACACAAATGCATAGTGGATTTTTAAATTATCAACCTGATGATTTTATATTTTCCACTTCAACATTGAATGCAACAAAAATAAAAAAGGATTTATATGTAAATTTATATGGGTATTTTATTAAGATACCTATTAATACTTTAATTCAATTTAATGCTCCTCCTACTACTGGCAAGAGAACAGATTTAGCTTATTTAAAGGCAACTTTTAATTCTCAAGGATATATGACTGGAGCAATAATTGAAATTGCTGATAATGTGAGTAGTTTAACAGGATTGGGGTATACAGTTGATACTTTGGACAAAGGATTATTTGTGAGTGGAAGCAATAAATATTTAGAAATTTTGTGTCATCAAAGACGGAATTCATCGGGTTTTTCACCGAGCAATCCGAGCGGAGGTAATGGATATAGTCAAATAGTATCGACAGCCATAATTAACATAGTAAATGGAGTAGCCACGTTAACCCCATCAAATGTTAGCGGTTTTGCTACTCTCGTTAATGGCGATGTGCTAGAGGCGGTGTTGAATCCTAACACCCGATGTGTTGTCTCGGAGGTTATTGCTGGTACGAGCGCAAAAATAACATATCAAGGAAGTGTGTTCGGGATTAATTCCGCCATAACTTCAGGAATTGTGTATTACAAAAAATCAGACCACCCCCAATCCCTCTACGCCAACGTCATCGACGCACGCGACATTCCCCCTACCTATGATCTTCGCCACAGAGTCCAAGCTCAATATAATTATGACTATGAACTCAAAAAAGCATCGGATCAATTCATGCGCGGTGAGTTAAGTCCTAAGAAAATACTGACTGTGCATCATGGAATACCTAAGACTGAGATTGATGCTAACACTGTGTTTTACGCTAGTTTGGATGGGACGTTAGTACCTGAATTTCCTTTAGGTAGTAGTGCTATGAATCTTGGTACAGGGTCATTTAAACCGATGCCTACTGGAAGTGGGTATAAATTTAATGGGGATAGTGTTACTCCTGTTGCGGTGAGTGGATTGAGTGCAACTGAAGGGACTATTGAGCTTTTGGTAGATTTCGACACATTGTTAAACAACTCTGACGGTATTATAGCTCTATTAGATTCTGATGGATATAACTGTGTATATATCAGGGTTGATAATACAGGTTTAGTGTCTTGTGGTATTTTTGCCTCTGACCATACGACTGGTGACGTAATTACTTTTTCAAAAACTGGGATTAAAGGAAAACACAAGTTGAAATATACTTGGAAAAATAGTTATTTAACTGTTTATTTGAACAATACAAAAAAAGTTGAAAAACAATCGTTGGTTACTATTGCTCAACCTTCAAAAGTTTTATTAGCCGGATATGTTCAGTCCCTTGGTACAATAGTAGTGTGGAAATCTAGTTCTTTAATTAGTAATGTTTCTATCTCCAATATTGACAGAGGAACCGTTGATTATCAACTCCCTCCAGACTTCATCTCAGGTGATGCTATCATCATGCCAGCGCACACCGAGCAAAGACGCATTTTATCGGAATCTCAGACGACACAAACAACAAGTGGAATCATTAAAGTTGGTACTGCAAGTGGTTCAAGTCGTGGATTATCAACAAGTAGAACAAGTGGTAATTGGACTAGTGCAGACATCATTGTTGTCACTGGAATGGCAGGAGAATTGATTAGTGGAGTTTTTGATACTGATACTGCTTTAGCGAGAGTAATGCAAACAGTAACCAGTGGTACATCTGCTACGTCTATTACTGTGTTCGTTAATGATTCTTCAAAAATAGAAGTTGGTGATACACTAAGGTGGTCTAATGGGACAGATGTGAGCACTAGGATATACACGGTAGGCAGTAAGTTAGATAATTATTTAACCTTAACATGGGCTGATCCCGCAACACTTAGTTTTTCACTAGGAAGTTTTTTCATAGAAACCACAGCAACCTCCTCCGTACCTCTTGCGAGCTTTATGAACGGAACGACTAAGACCACTATAGCAGGAACGTGGGCAACGCTTGGAACCAATGTTGCAACATTCACACTAGGCACTAATGCTACATTGGTAGCGCAGGATATTCAGATTGATTATTCGATGATTATGCCAGCAGGTCAACCTGCTTTGAGTGCTCCTACTACCACTACTTTGATGGGTGAAGCCGGGTTTAGATTACCATACGGTAATCAGACTATTGTGAGTGATTATGCTAACAAGATTAGTGGTAGAACTTGGGAGAATTGTAATGTCGCTAAGACAGGAAGTAGGATTGTGGCAAATAATCCTGCTCCCTCGACGTTTGTTAATGAATTGGCACAAGTTGAGTATGATAAGATTTTTACTCAAAATGGAATTAGCACGACTTTTAGTACGAGTGTTAATGGTGAGCAAGCTTGTGTATTGCTAAGCTTTGACTTAATTAAGATTGCCGAGAGGAAGTTAGGGTGTAAGATTCCAAGGAAGACGATTGTTGATAAGGTTGCTTGGTTGAAGAGTAGTCTTACGTCTGTTTTGTTAAAAATTTGGTGCAGTGGTAGCTCGCCTACTGGTAATAATTCAATGATATTTGTGTACAGGCCACCAGGATACAGTGACTGGTACGCAGGTTATGGTGGGACAAACACTTCCTCGATTCCCAGTATAATCACTAGAGAATTTATAGCTTCCATACCAATGAGTTTAAGTTCTGATGGGATAATGAGTTTCCTCGCTTCGACTGTCACCCCATCAGACGGCGTAACCCCATCAACCATCAATGTAGATTTTGCTTCACTAGATATAAAATTCTCAGATAAAATCGTGATTTTAAGTGAGAATTCTATAGGTACTTCTTCAAGTATTGTCTTGACTGATGACTTTGCTAATAAATTAAAAGGTGATACTGCTTCTAATCCAAATATAATTAGATATAAAGAAGGAACAATTGCAAGTCGTAACACAGAATTTGTACCAGGAACAGGAACGGAGATTGAATCAACTACTGGAAGCTCTAATTATAGTGGATTATCTACTTTAAATGCCACATTAGCTTCATATGCAACTTCAACAAGTGGTAAAGGTGCAGGATATATTATTTCTTGGAATTTGATTTCTGAGTTTGAGTCGAAATATGGAACAATAAATGTCATAGACAAAGTTGCATATTTGAAATCCAATCTAGGAACTATTGTTGGAAATGTATGGACATATGGTTCATTAGCAAGTGGAGGAAATAGTGCTACATTTGCGGTATGGAATAGTGTTGCTTTAACTTTTACTACTATTGGTTCTGTAAATACAACTAGTGCTGTGACAAAAATTAGTGGTGGTAGTGCATCTGTTTCTATTGCAAATATGATAGATAATTCTGGTTGGGTTCATTTCTTAGTACATTCTGCTGATAGTGATGGAACAGCAAGTACAATTTTTGTTGATTATTGTAATCTTGATTTGAGTTTAGCTTCTGGGATGTATCCTAGTGGATATGATATTTTGATTCCTAAGAGTTTGAGAAGGGATTCTGGACTTGCGAATATTTTATTAATTGAGAAAAATTCTAAAACAGTTATGAGCTTGTTCAATTGGAGCAATGAATATAACCTTACTACTTATTCAGAATATACTCCTAGTGCTGATATTGTTAGTGCTACTACAGATGTAACAATTTTAGCAGAATGTGAAAATTGGACTTTATCAGACATATCGAGTTCAGTGGGTTCAAAAATTGGAGCAATTCATCCTTGGGGAAATATTGCTTATAGAACTAACAATGAAAATGACAATATGTATGGGGAACTCGGTTATACAATGGTTAAGTTTTCCCCAGAAAGTAAAAATTTGAATATTGGAAGTAAGATTCAAGTTTCATCTCTAGGATTTTCAAACAATTATTGGAAGCAATATGCATTAAACACCATCAGTAAACCGATGGTTGGAATTTGCTCGTTCTTGGTATCACATAATAGTGAGTTGAAACTGTTTTTATTTAGTAAATATTCTGCAACAGGAAATTTCATGTGTGATGGCACAGGGATAGGAATGCTCGTTAAATGTCAAGGGTCGCCTTTATTAAAAATTGAAGATGGTGTCGTTAGAAGTGGAGTTAATACTCCTACTAATGTTTGGAAAAGTTCAGATTTAGAAAGTATGGGATATGTTGACCATGTTACTAGAAAATTAATTACCACGAATAACGAAGTATAATCAACCAAAAATAATTTTATATGGTTCTTTGTAATGATTCGAAGCGTTACAAAGGTAATTAAAGACACCTGCCGATTACAGGTGTCTTTCCCATTATTTTCTCTAATAATCGGAAGGAGAATGATAAAATGAGTGGCAAAGGCAAACCAAAGAAAACGCAAGAACAATTTGAGAAAGAGGTTTATGATTTATATCAAGAAGAATATACAGTTTTAGGAAAATATATAAATGCAAATGAATATATTAAAATGAGACATAATTGTGATGAATGTAATAGCCATGAATATGATGTTAAACCAACTCAATTTCTAAAAGGTAAATATAAATGCCCTATATGTTTTAGAACAAGTAAAAAGACAACAGAGAAATATAAAAAGGAAGTTTATAATAAATATGGTGATGAATACGAAGTTATTGGAGAATACACTGGAAGCAACAAATATATTCAAATAAGACATTGTTGTGGTAAAGAATATCCTGTGCTTGCTAATGCTTTACTTCAAGGAAATAGATGTCCAGTATGTGGAAGTGCATCAAGAGTATTAAATAAAACAAAAACACATGAAGAATTCTGTAAAGAAGTTTATGATTTAGAAGGTGATGAATATATTGTAAAAAGTGATTATATCGGAGCAAAAGAAGATATAAGTATGTTTCACATTATTTGCTCTACAGAATATTCGACAACACCTGATAGATTTCTTCACAGGGCAAGATGTCCTAAATGTAATCAATCTAAGGGAGAAACTAAAATTGATGAAGTATTAACAAATATAAATTTTACTCATGATAGAGAATTTACTTTTATCGACTTAAAAGGAATTAATGGTGGATTATTGAGATTTGATGTGCCTATTTTTTGGGATAGTGAGAAAACACAATTAGCAGGTTTGATTGAATTTGATGGTGAACAGCATTTTAGATGGATTAAAGGAATGATGTCTAAAAAAGATTTCAAAAAGTTACAATATCATGATAAACTTAAAGATAAATATTGTGTGGAGAATAATATAAAATTATTAAGGATTAAATATGACCAATTTGACGATATTGAAAAATTAGTAATTAATTTTATTCAAGAACTATCCGATACTCAAACAGATAGTTCTATTTTAATTGCCAAATAACAAAAACAAAACCATAAAAGGAGGCAGAAAACTTAATGAATAATATAGTCTTCGATAGACAATCTCGCTTAATTCGTGGAATTGACCGCGAAACACTTCCATTCGAACGTTCCATCCAATTACCATTCCCAATAACTCTCTCAAAACAAATCTCCATCCCTACAAATCAATTAATCCAAAAAACCAACTCAGAAGGTCTACCACTCTACAAAGAAAATATATCAATCAATCCTGAAACAAACGAAGAATCATACACTGAAACCTTATCTCCTCAAACTCCTACTGAATTCGAGACTCAAATAAACACATATAAAATTATCATAGGTGAGACAACTGAAGAACAAATTAATGAATTCGGTGAAACAATATTAATTTCTATTCCCATCTATGAAACAATCACAAATACATCTCAAATTCCAATATCCTTCCAAGAAAATCCTCCTATTCTAATTCCAGAAATAATTATTCGTACAGTTTCAATAGAAAATGAATATATGGAATTTAGTGCAGAAGAGGTAACTTTAGCAAAACAAAATGCAATAAACAATGCTAATCTCTTAAAACTTAAGGCATTTGATGAAGAAATGGAAATATCTAATTTTGAATTACAGAATGTTTCATCTGGAAATGGGTTGATTATTCTACACAATTTGGGAGTAATAACATCAAATCCAATTCCCTTAGATAAATTAACAAATATGTTCCAAATTTATATTGAATCTCAACCAGATATTACAATTTCAATTAGTGGTGATAATGGATTAACATTTACTGATTTTGACTCAAAAGGCAAAACAAAATTAATAACTCCAACAGATAAAGTAATTGTTAAATTCAAAAATACAGCAATAAATAACAGGGAGATATATTGCTATGCATTATTAGCATAATTTAATGTAAAGGAGATGAAATAATGGCATCACAAGATGAAATATTATGGGAGATAGTTCAGCGTCAGGTTGAAGAAAGAATTGGCTCAATTTTAAAACTTTTAAGTTATACAGAAATTCAGATTGACATAATGGCTAATTTATTAATGGATATTACTCAAGTAGTAAATGAAATCGATTCTACTAAAATAACTCCTGAAACACAGTTAAAGATTGATAGTTTAAATCAAATATTGCAATTCTCTTCTATAAATTTCTCCCAAATTGATTCTTCAAGAGAAAATTATAAGATTCCTACAACTGTTTATTACAAATCTGAGTTAAGAGATATTCAAAATCCATATTTAAATCTTGTTGTTCCTGAGTGAAATGAGGTGGTGAAATGAAACAATACATATTGTTTATATTAATTGCTCCATTTGTAATAATATTATCAGCAATTGATTTGTTGGTAATGTGTTTAACTTTACCCCTTCTATTGTTTAAAGATAAAAACTTAAATAAATATATTAAAAATAATTTTATTGCGATAGATCAGCGAATTAATGCCTTGCTGTTTGGTGATGAAGATGAAACTATTTCAAGTAGAATGGGGAAACATCTTATCAAGAAAAAAGATTGTTTTATATGCAGGATTATCTGTGGCTTATTGAATAAAATTGATCTTAATCACTGTCAAGATTCTATTGAGTACGATGAAGGTGAACAAATATAGTAACTTAATAACTTCACCAATCAAAACTTGATTTTATTTTGTTTTGTTAAAAAGAGATGGTTTTAATAATTATCTCTTTTGTGTGTTTTTATTTTTGGGAGGAAATAACAAATGAAAATAAATAAATGGTTGTTAATTTTAATTCTGTCTGTAAGTTTATTGTTTTGTTCTAGTTCAACTTACTCAGCAAATACAACAAAGGATTATACTCAATATAAACTCGATGCTATATCTTCTCCTTCTGATGCCGAAGGGTCTATAACTCTTGACGGATTTTTAAAAAATAGCCAAATTGTAGAAAATATTAAATTACAAGATTTACAAGAATACACTTGGCCCAATCTATTGCCAAAAGTTCTAGATCAGGGAAATTTTGGATCTTGCGTAGCTCATGCATTTAGCGCAACAAAAGATATGCTATCTCTCCAGAATAATAATCCAGACGAAGAGCACAGTGCAAGTTTTATTTATGGTTTTAGAAAAGGATACTATTATACAGGAGAAGGGATGCATCCCTCATTGGCTCTTGAATGCTTTTGTAAGTATGGGACTTGTCTAAATAATTCCTTCTCCACACATGGCACATTTTTGGAATTACATTCATTGATAACTCAGTCTATGATAAAAGAAGCTGAAAATCACAAAATTGATGGATTTATTAGATTGCATACAGAACAAGAAGTGAAGCAAGCATTGGTCAATGTAAGTCCAATAGTTATTACAATCCCTGTTTATGACAGTTTTTATACAGGAGGAATACTTACAAAACCAAATTATCAAACAGAACAATATCGTGGAGGTCACGAATTAGTAATCGTAGCATGGACTACTATCAATGGGAAACCTTATTGGAAAGTTTTAAATTCATGGGGTGGAGACTGGGGAAGTATGCACGGATATTGTTTAATGCCTTTTGATTATCCTATAAATGAATATTGGGCAATAATAGACTCCGACGAATCTAAATTACCACCTGATCCGTTATTTAAAATCAGGAAATTGGATATAATTTCTGAATTAAATATTAGCAAAGTGTTTTCCGGTGATTCTTTACAATTACAAGCAATTGCAGATAATAATTATAAAACAGAAATAGACGTTACAGATAAAGTAGAATGGTTTGTATCTGATACTTCCATAGCAAAAATAGCAGATAATTTATTAATTACATCTAGAGAAGGGAAAATCAAAGTAAATGCAAAGTACACATACAAAGGTCAATCCAATAATAAGTCTTACATTAAATCAGATTATATGTACATTTATATTGTGCCAATTAGTAAATATTACACATTGGAGGTTTTATCCACAAAAGATAAAGCAATAACAGATAATTTATTAATTACATTAAATAGTAAGAATTTAGATTATGATTCTTTTGTGATTCAAAATGGAAAATATTTTAAAGTTTATGTTGGGAAATTTGCAGATAATGGGAGTGATGAAATTAAGGGATTATATAAGAGTTTAAAGGGTTTGGGTTATAAGAATAGTAAGATTGTATATGTGAGTAGTAAATAAATAATATTGAAGAAGGTGAAATAATTGAGTAATAAAACATGTGTTCTTGATATTGGTCATGGTGGCAGAGATCCAGGAAGTATTGGTTTAAAAACACAAGAAAAAAATAATAATCTAACTTTAGGATTAAAGGTTGGAAAAATACTTCAAAATCATGGAATCACAGTAAATTATACGAGAACAACCGATAAAGATTTTTGCCCAAATTCATATGACGAGAATACCGATTTAACAAACAGAATTATACTTGCAAAACAATATAATCCAGATGTATTCATAAGTTTTCACAAAAAAACATATTATAATTTTTTATAAAGGACTGTTTAAATGAGACAAGAATTTAGTAGTTATTCCCTTCGTCTTGCTGGATATTTAATGTTGCAAGGATTTGTGCTTAAACTAATGAGAGATGATCAGAAATCTAATAGAAAAATATTTATATTTAATGATAGTTCTGAGTTGCAAAATGCGATTCAGAACTATTTAGTTTTCAAAAACAAATAATTAGGAGGAATGTTTTAATGAAAAAAGTGATAAAAATGGGAATATATAAAATACTGAACAATGTAAATGGCAAGTTTTACATAGGGAGCAGTAATAATCTTAGAAAAAGGGAGAGAGAACATTTTGGAAGTTTAAGATCGAATTCGCATTACAATAAGCACCTACAAAGATCATTTAATAAATACGGAGAAATTAGTTTTAAGTTTATTATACTAGAACAATTAATTAATATCGAAGACCTATTAATAAGAGAACAATATTTTTTAGATTTATTTAGGTGTTATGACTCTGAAATTGGTTATAATATTTCTCCATCTGCAAACGGTACTACAGGTTTAAAATTATCAAACGAGACAAAGAAAAAGATAAGTATAGCACATATGGGAAAATCTCCTGGAAAATGGTCAGAAGAACGAAAAGAACAATTAAGTGAATCAAGAAAAGGTGAGGGAAATCCAATGTTTGGGAAAAAGATGTCTGAAAAAAGAAAACTGTTACAATGGATGTCAAGGGGAGAAAATAACCCGACATCTAAAATTACTGATAAAATTGCCATGACTATAAAAATAATGTTAAGAGATGGAATGAAGACAAAAAAAATTTCCAAAATATTAGATATTAGTGATTCAATAGTATGGAATATAAAATATAATAAAACTTGGAAACATATTAAATTAGAGATATAACTTAAATAAAAGGAGGAATAAATATAATATGTCATATAAAATTAATGAACAATTGTTACAAAATCGCCCATTATTAATACATACACGAAATGAAGGAAAACCACGTTCAGATGATACTTTAAATCCTCAAGGATGGGTAATTCATTCTACTGCATGTTCCAATGTACCAGCAATAAATATTAGAAATTCTTTTGAAAATCATCCACAAAATCAAGCAAATTCACATTATGCAGTTGATTATCAAACAATCATAAAAATGATACCTGAGAATGAAATATGTTGGGCATGTGGATATACTGGAAATCATAAGTTTCTTCAGGTAGAGCTGTGTGAATTTGATGATTCAAATAAATTTCAAGAAGCATGGAATCGAGTAGTTTGGTTAATTGCCCAAAGTTGCGTACAATATGGATGGAATACAAATGATAATGTAAATAGTCATAGAGGAATTAGTCTAATGTATCCATCAGAGAGTAATCATACAGACCCAATAGGATATCTTCAATCACATGGAAAAACATGGGATGAATTATTACAAGCAATTGATGTTAAAATTATTGAATTAAAGAGTCCTATTTCTACTATCCAATCAACAATAAATAATAATCAAGGAGATGATAATGTGTTAGACATTGCTGTACTTTTATTTTCAAAGGAAGACTATTGGAGTGGTTATGATGTCTGTGTAAAGAATGGAAATTGTGCTTTATTTACTAGGTTTAATGGGACTATCCCAAAAGAAGCTATGAGTGCTAAGAAATTGATCGTTGTCGGAGGTGGTTCTGTAAATCATCAAAATGAGATTTTATTAAGTGGAAATACGAAGTATGATACTGCTCAAGCTGTCGGAAAGTATCTAGGATAATTTAATTAAACAAATGCCAACTAGAGGTGTAAATTTATAATTACACCTCTTTTAATTTAATAAATTTTATTTATATTAGGTTGTTTATGTATTTGACAGCCAGATATTGCCCATCTGGACTGTCATTTGGGAATTACAAAGCGTTAACTTTGTAAGACTTGTCTGAATTATACATCAAGAAAGGGGCAATTGCAAGTGGAAAATATAATTATGGAAGAGGTGTTTGATGTGGCATTAGACGAAAATGAAGTAAAAATAATTCTTGATGATCATGGCAATAGGATTCAAAAACTAGAAATTGACAACGCATATGTTAAAGAAAAATTGAATTCAATATCTGCACAAATGGTAGACACAAAGGATGAGGTAAGTGATTTAAAATCAGCAGTAGCAAGATTGGAATCAACAGTATTAACAACTAATAATTCTATTTTAACAACCTTAACGCAAGTAGTTACAAATACTTCGAATAATCAAACACAAGTTACAACAACTACTAGTACAAATAAGAAGGATATAATTGTAAATTCAATTAAAATTGGAGGATCAATTGTAGCAATTATAATTTTAGGTCTGTTTGCTGCAAAGGGAATTAGCGTAAGTATTCCTATTTTTTAAGATTCACTTAAAATAATAATAAGGATTGGATTAATATGAATATATTAAAGAAACTTAAAAACTACCTCATATCAAAAATCACAACTATATTAACTGCAGAACTAAACAAAGAATTATCAAAACAAAATGAAAACCTCTACACACTACTCAAAGAAGAATTTGCAATTGCAAGAGATCAACATGCTTTTAACAAAATTCAATCACAAGAGATATTAAAGCAACTTGATGTAATTGGAAGAATGATTAGAGGGAAGGAGATGAATTAAATGAAAGGTTTCTGGTCTGACGGGATATCAATTCAAGACATGGAAAAGGTAACTTTAAATTTATTGTTCTCGTTAAGTGTATTAGCAATATTGTATAAATTTATAACAAAAGATTTATCAGATTCAGTTATAGTTCAATTTTCAGTATCTATAGGTGGACTCATGGTTGCAAGAAAATTTGGTTCATATTATACAAAAAGTAAGCAAGCAAAGAATGCCTTATCAGATGAATCGGTAAAATAAATAATAATTAAAGGAGAATAATTATGATTATAGATTATAATATGATTTATATAATATCTTTCGTTTTACTAGCAATAATCCTTATTGTCGGAGTAACATATCTCAAAAATAATAAGAAGATTGATGAAACTACATTAACAACTGTAGCCAGTATGCTTGGTTTAAGTATTTCAGTTATTTCAGAATTAAATCTAAATAATGAGACGCAAATAATAAAAATTGGGAATAATGTAATTGATTCTATAAATTATGCCAAAGATATTTTAAAGGCAGACAATAATGAAGATTTAACAAATATTGCTATTGCATATGCTTTAAAATTATCCGAGGATCAAGGAATTGAATTAACAGAATCAAGAATGAATATTATTAAGAATTTGGTAAAATTAAGTGTTAGTAATGTTGGGAATTAATATCATCTCTAAGCGTTTAAATTATCAGAGTGGCACAATCATTCACCAAGGTAATTCTAATTGATTCTAGACCTATTTCTGTGCGAGTGATATTATTATAGGCCTGAAAAAGTGTTGTGATTGTAAGGTTTCAGGATTGTGAAAATATTAGTTTTTAGGTCAAAATTCACACTCAAGGATAAGGGAAGGTATAAATATATTGATTCGTTTCAAAGCATTAATTGTTGGATTATGTTTATGGTTTATTTATATTATGTATTTGGCAGTAAAAACAGAAGATAAGAAATAAATAATTTCCCATTAAATTCCAGTTTTATTGGATAAGAATATTGAGTTTTGAAAGTGGCTGGAGTAGGGTTTGAGGGATCGTCATTTTTGATGATCTCTCTTTTATTATGCCTAATTTTATTGAAGGGAGGTGAGAGGATGGAAATTGATTCAAAGGATAATTATGTTTACGTTTATAATCTCCTACAAACACAATTCTATATAAGTCGTGGAAAGGTAGTCAAAGATGTTGGAATTCATTATGTAACAAAGAAAATGTGGCACAAGTTTAGTAGAGCAGATACAGCAGACACATATCAAGATTGGCTTAATCATGACAGAAATAAATATGTTTCCAATAATAGTAATAATTAATAAAAAAATTTAAACGAAAGAAGGAATAATAAATGATTAACAACAACAATAATATATTAACAAGAATCTATGAAGAGCAAGAGGTAGCATTTAGAGAAAATAATGGACAAAGTGAAGTTAGAATTGATGAAGTGGCTCGCTTTTGTGGATGGACTAGAATTGCTAATAGTGGAAATGAAGTTATCAGATGGGAAAGAGTTAATGGATTTTTAAAAGAACTAGGGTGCAATCCCTGTAAATCTGGAGATTTTATTAATTTAGAAATAATGTTTTTATTAATAGATAAATCGCAAAATATTGATAAGTATAAATTAAAAGAATTTATTTATAAGGAAATACTTAATAAAGAAATTATATTAATTAAAAAACCACGATTTGAAATTAATTTCTTCAAACAACTAGAAATGATATTAAGTGAATTACAAGATAAGAAATATAATTTCTTTTATCAAGTGTATACAAGAGATTTAAAATATAGAGTTGATTGCTACATACCAGAAGCATTTTTAGTAATAGAATATGACGAAGAACATCATCAATATCAGAAAAAAGAAGATAAAATAAGACAATCATATTTAGAAAATTTAGGATTAACAGTTATTAGAGTAGATAAAAGTGAAGAATCCAAAGGAATAGGGGTGGTAATCAGAACAATTTATAATATGGCAACTGGAAATAATTTAGATAGAAGAATATTTGATTTGAATGGATTTGATTTTATTAATGAATCAAATAAATTAGAATGTATTGTAAGAGAATATGAGTTATTTTCATTTCATGAAACGGATATGGAAGATTGTTAAATATTTAATTTAGATATTTAGACACTCAAATAAAAAGAAATAAAATTGTAGATAATTATTCTCAAGGTAAGATATATTTTTGTATTAGAAATGTAGATTAATAATAGAGAAATAATATTATCATATTGAATAGGGGTTGTCCACTCGGATGACTCCTTTTTAGTTAAATCGTGACACATCCTATAGAAATAAATAAAAAGGAATGATTTTATGAAAAATCAAACATCAGAAAACAACAAATCAGAACTTAAAACCTTCTATGTCAAATCAATGAAATTAGCCGGATACCTCATGATGACTGGGTTCGTCTTACACAATGTAAAACCAGAAGAAAATTCAAACAGAAATATTTTCTTATTCACAAATAGTCCTCAATTATTAAAAGCAATTGAACAATATAAATTACTAAAGAAGTAAAAATATTCAACTACATTATTTATGTAGTATAAACTTAGTTACTTACTCATAACAACAGTAAAAATATTTGACTACCTGTTTTATGTAGTTCAATACTTACGTATTAATAAGAGAGAATAATATACTCATGTCTCGCGAAACGCGATTCATAAATTATTTTCTTTTCTAATGATTATCATAAACAAATTAAAGAAAGAGGTTTTAACAAATGACAGAAAAACAAACAGTAAATAATAAAGGTATATTTTGCAAGTTACCAAATGAATTATTCTATTT